CCACCAGAACCACAAGCAATATTAACGCTTTTTCTATAAAGTAAAGTATGCGCAACAGTATATAAAGCTTTATTTATAAGAATAGTTCCACCTGTTCCACCATCTCTTGCTGCTAATCCGCCACCTCCATCATATCCATCAGCTCCCTGTCCTCCTAAATGGTCATTATCGTCTATAATAGCAAATCCATTAGTTCCATCTCCTCCATTACCATTACTTCCGGCTGCGCCACTTGTTGCTCCGTCTCCTTTAATATCTATTGTTCCTGCAATTGTCACGTTTCCAGTTGCTTTTAGTATTAAAACCGTACCACTTGCATGAGGATTTATAAGTCCTAAAGTAGCACCACCAGAAATACTAATCGTTGTATAATTTTTAATTACAACTTTTGTTCCTGCTGCATCAATATTAGTAGTTCCAGCAGCAACAGTTAAAGCACCGTCTGTTCCATTTCCACCAAATTTAATTGTTTTATTTAAGTCAGAAGATATAATTTCATCTCCCGCTGACCAAGGATAGCTCATATTTTTATTTAATTAATTATAATACCCACTTAAATTTCAATTCTACGGAGAAAACTCCCCTATCACGTACCTGTTTTGGAAGGTTACATGCTAAAAAGGTATAATTACCTCTCAATGAGATATAGTGACTACGTATTCCACGGAAAGCGATTCTGCTGCACTTTTATCTAGTGGCAAATCTGCTGAATCTGCTTTTCCATGCCTACTAAATAAATATCCACTATTTTCCGTGCCTGTTCCTTGAATAAATAAACCTACCTCTCTAACAGTAGCCGTAAAATCACCTGCTGTATAAAAAGCTGTTATATATGCCTTATGTGCATCAACTCCTGTTCCATAAGCAAAAGAAGCTGTTTGTTTTCTAAAGACTTCATCGGCTAATTGTGTTTGAGTTATGGTAGCTTGAATAGAACCAGCACCAACTGCTGTATAGTTAATCTTTCCGTCTGTTTCGTCACCAGTAAGAACTTTTGCTAAGATGGCTCTTCCTACGGTTGGAGATACATTATGAGTTATAAAGGTTTGAACGGTATAATCTCTATGTAATTCCTCTAAATACTTTTTGAAATCTTTTCCTGCTTTTAATAACTGGTCTATCTTGTAATTAAGCCACCAAGCTCTCTTAGTTTTCAAAGCACATTTAGTATATTTAATCTCCGTATTTATGCTAATATTACTCGCTATTTTTGTCGGACTATCTGTTTTATTAGCCATAATAGCTTTAACAGATTCTATAAACTTATCATCTATTTTAGCTTTTGATATTATTTTGTATAATTTTTTATTTAACATATTATTGTTTTACATTTATATTCTTAACAAATTATCTCTATCACAGAACATAGGTCTTTTTCTGTCGGTTTCGTCGGTTGGAGAATAAGGGGCTGCGACCCAAGTTGGAGGGTCGTCCTTAGAAGCTCTTAATAATACATCTCTGCTTCTTGGAGATTCTGTTAATAGTTTTTTAGTATCATTTATTGTCATTTCTATCTGGATTTTATTCTTTTCATCTAATGACATTATTAAATCAACGATTGTATCTTCTGATTCTTCTGCAAGAAAGTTCGTTCCTCCATATATATCGGTTATCAATTTCTGTAAGAACTCTATTACATTTAATGTTACGGTGCTCATTAATTCAACGCTATAATAAAAGGTATCAGCCGTTCTCATACTAAATGAAACACTTTTTATAATATAAGTTCCGCTTATTGCCCTATCTGTTAAATTAATAGTTATTTGTTGCCCGGCTCTTAATCCAGATTCAACAGTTCTAAATTTTGCATCTACTAAACTATCTTTAAATGATGCAAGTTCTGCTTCTGCTCTATCTCTTGCCGATTGTTTACTTTTTATCCGTTTGTCAAGAATTTTATATTCATACTTCCCGTAAGTAGCTTGACTTGGTCTATCGTTCATCTTCGTGATAACGGGAAGATAAGGATCGCCTGTATACTTTACTTTATTTGTTGCTGCTGGTTTTGTACCATCTGGAAACTTTATTGTTTTTTCATTGAAATTATATAGACAATCATAATCTCCAGCTGCATCTATTCCATCAATTCCAACCGTCTTAACAACATATCCTACTCCAGCATCTACCCAAACCTGAATACTTTTTAGTTTATAAGAAGTTTTGAAACCATTTAATTCTCCATCTGCTTCTTGTATATCGGTATAAGAACTTCCTAAATAATCAGTTCCTCTTACATAAATAACATTTTTTATTTGAGTATCGTCTTCAATTATCTCTAATGAATTATAAAAGTAATTTTTTGAATTATCTGAAATATTAAAAGGTGCTACTTCATCTCCTTTAGCAAAGAAATGAATATCTCTATCATAATCAATATACCAATGATAGTTTGTTAATTCTGCTAATCTTCTTATACATTCATCGCCTCTTGCATAATCAAATCTAATATCATCTATTAAATTTGCACAACTAACATTATTATCTGTAATAGAATCGTCTGTAAAATAATTGGCTACTAAACTAGCAATAATTTGATTAACTGTTTGACTTGCAAAAGTATCAGGAATTAACATTCTTGAAAGATATCTAGTATAATCAATGCAACTAACATAATATCTTTGCATCTTTCCGCTTGATACTGTATCGCGAATTTTAACTATAACACCTGCAAAAATCTTTGACCCCTCAAACATAATAACAACTTCGTGAGTTAAAGAAGGTTTATATGTTTTCGTTGTTCCATATTTTTTAACAACAAAGGAACAAGTAGTCGGTTTATCGTCAAGATAATCTTTGATTCTTAAAGTAGTCCAGTCTATATAACAGGAACGGTCTATTGAATTTATAGTTATAATTGGGTTAGCCATATTATATACGATTACCTAATTTCAATTCATTAATTATCATATCTCCTATTTTTACAGCAGCTTCATCGTCTGACATAAATGTATTACCAGTTATTGTGATATTAAAACCTCCAAGTCCTTTATTTAAAGGAATTACTGCTTCTGGACCAGATTCGCCTATCATTGCTAATGTTGGTTTATGGACTATTCCGCCTTCTGCCATTGGAGGTGGAATATAAGGACTATAATTCATTCCCGGAATATAAGGAGACATTGATGGCTGTATTAAACTTCGAGTTAAAGAATTCTGCTTTGTTACAAAAGCACTATATGCACTATTGTCCGCTATTAAAGAATTACCATAAGCATCAGTCTTTGCTTCTATTGCTGCAATAGCTGTATCTTTTGTTTTTTCAATTTCTCCTCTTTTTGCTATACCTTCTTCAACCGTTGCTTTAATTTTTTCTTCAACTGCACTTAATTCAGCTTGTAATTCGTTCCAAGTATCTGATATTTTTAGATTATGTTCTTTATATAATCTTTGCAATTCATTTAAACTATTTGTATTTCTTTGGTCTTCAACTGCAGCAATTAATTCATTTTCATGTAAATGATATGTATCTAAAATTGATTGCTCTTCTTCTTTTTGAGATTTTAATCCTGTTACTTCTTTATTGTATCTTTCTTCCAAATCTCTTAACTGTTGATTGTTGCCATCCGCTGCTGTTTGTGCTTTATCTTTTTCGTATTGAATTGCCAATTCTGTTAATTCCTTTTGTATATCTCCTATATTTTCTTCAGCTTCAACTACTCTTTGTGCTGCTTCTTCTTGAAACTGTTGTTGTTCTTCAAGGTTACTTTTAGCTGCACCAGCATAAAGCTTATCAATTTCTTTTATATATCCTTCAATGGCTTTAGCTGCTTTTTCTATTTCTTCGGTACTAGCTTTTGCTCCTTCGCCTAAATTATCCATTCCATTTGCTAATTCTTCTACTACTTTTTTTGCATCCTTATAAGACCCCATAGCACTTCTATATGCTTCTCCGTTTTTCTGAATTTGGTCTGTTGCTCCCATCAATTCTCCACTGAGGCTATTTAAAGCTTCTATTGCCTTTCCAGTTTGAGCAATTCCTCCTCCAATATCAACTCCTAATCCCTTTAGTGCATCTGCAGCATGAACGCTTTCGCTAACACTACCATATAAAACAGTATTCAATAAACTGATTTGAGTATTTAACTTCGCAGTATTTTCCTTAGCAAGTTTATATTGAATTGCCTGACGAAGCGTTGCTGCAGTATCTTCATCTTTAGCTTCTACTGCTTTTCCAAGTTCATTTATAAGATATCCATGTTCATTAGTTAATTCTTCTATTCGGTAGCCATATTCATTAACTGCATCTTTTGATGCTCTTCCAAATGCTTTATTTATAAAACTAACCAAACCCTTTAATGTTTTATTTAATATAGGAAGAACAATGGTTGCTAATTCCATCAAAAGTTCGTTCATTTGATTCTGAGCAACTACAAGTTTGTTCTTCGTTGTATCTGCTTGTTTTCTAAATGCCTCTTCAAGAAGATTGGTTTTCCATCCCATATCTGAAAGAGTATCGTCATAAGCATTAGAAGCAGCATCTATCATAAGTAATGCGGCCTGACCTGCCCTTACATTGCCAAATAGATTTTTAAATGCTATTGCGTCTCTATCAACACTATCATATAGCGCTAGAAGAGTTGCTTTTAATCCATCCGATTTAATTTTTAATTGTACATTTTCTATTCCAATATCTTCAAATGCTTTAGATAATTCTGTGCCACTTCTTGTTAATTCATCAAATAAAGACTTTAAAGCAATTTGACTCATTCTTGCATCAGCCGTTACTGTTGATAATGCTGCAGTTGCAGCCATCATTTCTTCTAATGTTACACCTGCTGCTTTTGCCATAGGAGCTAATTTACCAAAAGCACCCGTTAATTCTCCAACAGTTGTAATACCCGTTTTAACGGTCATAAATAGAAGATTTGCTATCTTGTCTGCGCTATATCCAGCACTTCCAAAATTATTCATAGCAATCGACATTATATTTGTCGCTTCTTCTACTGTTCCTAATCCCGCTACTGCCAATTTTGCTGAGGTTTCAAGAACTTCAAGTGCTTTTGATGTATCTGTTATACCTGCTGATACTATTTTATATGCTGCGGCTCCAAGTTCATCGGCACTTTTTGGTATCGTTCTTGTCATTTTGAGGATACTATCCCCAAACCTATCCATATCAAAACGAGAAGTATCTACTAAAGTAGAAACATCAGACATTCGTTGTTCAAATTTTATTAGATTTTTAACAGCTAAAACTCCTACAGTTGTTGCAAGAGCTAATGCAACTTTAGCAGACTTTGCTAAACTGCCTTGAAACTTACTAAATACTCCAGAAGCTCTATCTTCTGCTGTTATTATCGCTTTGATTTGCGGGTTAGCCATTGTTGATATTTTCCATCTATATTACGTTTAATGCGAATCAACTCTAAAAACCAAGTGGGTTGATTCATGTAAGTGTAATAATCCCAACCTTTCATGTATTGACATATTTCAATTATATCCATTCTCCAATCTAGCTTTCCTTTTCCTCTTGCGAGGAGTTCTTCGTACTGAATCTTTATTCCTTCTCTGTCTTTTTGACTAAAAAAGATGAATCGTTGATAATTTCTGCCATTTCATTAAGGACAAAATCGTAATCTTTGCCATGCATATCTAATACAGCGTCACTAACATTATCTGTTTTTCCATTAACGCTTACTATTGATACTCTAATACCAATCATCTCAAATCCTTCTTTGGGATTATTTGTAAATTCCCGCTTTTCTCTGCCCGTAAGAAACGACTTAAGTATAACTTCATGTTTATTAATTGGAGTTATAATTTTTTTTGTTTCCCTATTTTTATTTTCCATAATTTTCTATCTGCGGGATGGAAAGTGTTACCTCTCCACCCCAGCTTAACAATTTTAACTAATTATATGTTTCAATAACTTAGATGCGTATTTATGATTTCTGCTCTCGCAATCTTATCTCCTGCCTTTTTACGAGCAATAAATCCGATTGTTTGTTTTCCTAATTCCGTAAAGTCAATAGTTTCTTCCCAATCTATAAAGTACACTAAGGGAAGGTCAATTCTGATTCTTGGATGAGTGGCTGCCCCAATTGTTGTTGAAGTATCTTCAATCTCTATTCTTAATGCTTTGCTATCGTTATCTAATACATAATCTCTATAAGTGGTGTCTTCAAGATTTAATTCAATACTACCATTTACTTCAAAATCAAGATTATTAATATCATCCATACTTCCGCCTCCACAAAATGTATAATCACCTTGTGCTTTCTTGTTGAAGTTAATAGATATATTCTTTACACATAATGGAGTAGCTGCGTCTAATGCGGCTCTTGTAGCTGCTATCTTAACATTCGCCATTCTTGGAACAAATACTGTTTCTGCGTCATAGTTTGGATTGGTGGTACTTGCTTCTTCCTGACTTGCTATGAAATTAATATCCGCTGAAAGATGTTCATCTGCTCCAATATCTACATTTAGTCCAAAAGTATTAACCATTCCGAAAGTAAATGACCGTTGAAATGCACCATCTTTCTTAAATAATGTAAGACTTGGATGTTGAACGGTTTGTAGAACAGTGAACGAATGTGTTTGAACTCCAGCTTCAGGACTATCAGTGTCTGTACCACAAGTTCCGAATAATGCGTAAAACAGTAATCCAAGACTATCAACTCCTAATTGAACCGAAACATCTCCAGATACATATTCTCTTAGAATGCTTATCTTACCTGCTGGTTCAATGCTTCCTGTTGGAGATTCGTCTATTGCTTTATCAACTTTTTGACTTAAAGCATAAGACTTTAACGGAACCCAGAAATCGGCATCCGCTTCTGCTGTTCCTCTTCCTGTTGTTACTTCTCTTGCTATTCCGAAATTTAATGTTCTGCCTAAAAATTTTGCCATTTTTTTAATTTAATTTAACAATTAACTAAGAAACCTCGACTAAAGTTTCTTACGATATATCATGAGTTACCATAACTCTTACTTGAATATCTGCGACTAAAATTTCTTTACTTGGAACTCGTCCCCACCTAGTAACGGTAGGATAAACACCAATCATTGTATAATCTGCTGGTAAGCTTATTCCTGTAAGAAATTCATTACCGTCAAACAAATCCATAACATCGTCAGCTATTTCATAAAGAGCATCTAATGCTTCTTCTACCCCGCTTTTTGGTATCTCATAATATAAACTAATTACAAATATGTAATTTCTTTTATTGTCTATCGTAGTATCATAACTTGCGTCAAATTGGTCTGCTGGATAAATAGTGGCAGCAGGAAATCCTGTAAAATCTAAATTCGGATAACCATAAACATCTTGAATTTCATCTATGGTTCGTAATTGCTCTATAAGTTTATCCTTTAAAACGCGATAAGTCGTATTTGCCATAATTTTAATATTTGATTATTTGATTTAATGTATTCTTAATTGCTTTTTCAAAAAACCCATCTATTTCTCTTAATGACCGTTCAACTCCTATCTTTAAGAATTGTCTTTCTTTACCTGGTTTTTTAGGAGGCATTGATAATGGCCATCTACTTGTGCCTAATTGGATATACACGGAATATTTTGTGGTTGCTCCAATTTCACCTCTTAATGGACTAAACTTCTTACTTGCACCAATACTTTCAACAGTAGCTCTAGTATCCCAAGGAGTAATAGGAACAGTTTCTCTTTCAATCTGAAATATAGACTTTTCAATAGCAGATTGCGTATTTCTTGCTGCAACCTTTGGATATTTAGCAAAAGATTTCTTTAGCTGTTCTAGTCCTTGTATTTTTACATTTATGTTCATATTTTTAGACTACTCAATCTGTCCATATTTTCATTATCACTTCTAGGTGCTGAACGGCTTGTCCATAATCGTGTTTTTCAATTGCAACTATATCAAAAATTCTGCCATCGCTATCCGTTACTTTATCTCCGGCCTGAACATCGGAACTTACATCGCACCAAGCTTTATGAGTAGCGCCATAAACACCATAAATAGCCATATCATCTTCTTGGACTATTTTCTGTATATGGACATCTATTGTTCCTGTTGAAGTAAAGTTTTTCTTATGACCAGAAACAGTCGATAATCGTCTTATTATTATGCTTTTATTGAAAAAATGTGATATTGCCATTATTTTCTACCTAAATTAGAGGTTCTATACCTATTTAATATATCTGTTATATCCTGACTACTTTCTTTTAATTCTCCATAAGTAACTGCATAATCTCCAATCTTTTCAGATTTTAATGTTACTTCTCCGCTCTTTCCAACTTCTATTATTCCCGCAACTAATTTTGTTGAAACAAGCTTAATATCAGCAGGAGCAGTTGAGCTTTTACCCCAAGTTCCTGTAATTTTTATTCTATGAGAACCTCTTGGAAATTCTGCTTGGTCTCCTTCGGGATTAAGAACAATCTTATGTTTACAGGTTTCGTTATAAGGATATAAGAAGAAATCATCACTCTCGGTTAAGGTATCGTCTAAATCAACTCCATTAGAGTCAAGAAATTGAAGGCTTGTAACCGTTAAAAGGTCATCTAAGATAAGTTCATTACTTCCATTCCCATCAAAATAACGAGTTTCTGTTGAACTTTCAAAGCTGGTATTACAATAGTTATCAATATAAGCATCTGCCGCACTAATCATTTCATCAATCCAAGTATCAAAAGATGTATCAATATTGACTAATAAATAATTTTGTATAAAACTTTTCGAAGTGTACATAGGTTTTTTTTACAATTTAGAAACATTTTTCCAAGGAAGAGAAAGCGGGCACAAACTCTTCCTTAGAGAGATATATCTAAACACAATTAGGCCATGTAGTATAAGGTGAAGTCATATCTCCATAAGGTGAAACCATATCTGTATAAGGAGAAGTCATATCACAATAAGGCGACCGTGAAGGAGATGGCGACACTGAAGGACTTATTGATGGGCTAACCGAAGATGAAAGCGATGGACTCAATGAAGGACTTAAACTTTGAGATATGCTTGGGGATAAACTCGCACTAATGCTGGGACTTAAACTTTGACTTAGCGACGGCGAAATTGAAGCAGAAGGACTACCACTAAACGAAATACTTGGTGAAAGCGAAGGACTCAAGCTCTGGCTTGGCGATACCGAAGGAGAAATGCTGAGACTTATGCTTGGCGAAAGGCTAGGTGAAATTGACTGCGAAGGACTAACGCTTGGGCTAATACTTAACGAAATACTCTCGCTTAACGATGGACTTAAGCTTGGCGATAATGAAGAAGATAAGCTCTCGCTTAATGAAGGACTTATGCTTAAAGAAATACTAGGAGATAAACTTGGACTGATTGACCGAGAGGGTGATTGTGAAGGACTTATGCTAAGCGAAACCGAAGGACTTAAACTTTGAGAAATTGAAGGCGATAAACTTTGAGAAATACTAGGACTAATCGAAAGAGAAATAGACTCCGAAATACTTGGGCTTATGCTCGGTGATAAACTTTCGCTTAACGAAGGTGAAAACGAAGGCGAAAGACTTATTGAAATGCTCGGACTTAATGAAAGAGAAAGCGAAGGTGATAACGAAAGAGATAAGCTAGGACTAATTGATGTACTTGGACTTTCGCTAGGTGAAATGCTAAGAGAAATGCTCGGGCTTAGACTTGGAGATAATGATAAAGATAACGAAGGCGAAAGACTTGGAGAAATTGAAAGCGATATTGAAGGAGAAAGTGATGGAGATAAACTTTGGCTTGGTGAAACGGAAGGCGAAATACTTTCACTAATACTAGAACTTATACTTGGTGATAATGAAATACTAAGCGACGGACTAAGGCTTTCAGAAATACTAGACGATATTGAAGGACTTAATGACTCACTAATACTTGGAGATAAACTAGGACTTATTGATTGAGAAGGACTAACGCTTGAACTTATGCTTGGGCTTAAACTCAACGATAAACTTGGGCTAATAGAGAAAGATACCGAAGGAGAAAGCGATATGCTACCACTAGATGATATTGAAGGCGATAAGCTCGGGCTAAGGCTTTGAGAAGGACTAACCGATGACGAAATGCTCGAACTTAAGCTAGGCGATAAACTTAATGAAAACGATGGAGATAACGAAGGAGAAATAGAAGCACTTGGGCTAACGCTAGGACTTATGCTTAATGATAAACTTGGCGAAAGACTTGCACTTGGTGAAACTGAAGGACTAATTGATTCTGATATACTTGGAGAAAGCGATGGACTAAGCGAGGGGCTTAAGCTTTGTGAAATTGAAGGGCTAAGGCTTTGAGATAACGAAGAACTAATCGAAAGACTTAAACTTGGGCTTAATGATGGACTAAGTGATTGTGAAGGAGATTCCGAAGGCGAAATACTTTCACTAATCGAAGCACTTAAGCTTGGCGATAATGAAGGACTTATACTCTGGCTAGGAGATTCTGAAGGACTAATACTTTCACTTATACTTGGAGATAATGATTCTGAAAGTGATGGACTTAAACTCGCACTTGGAGATTCTGAAGGAGAGATTGAAGATGAAAGACTTTCAGATATACTCGGACTTAAGCTGGGCGAAAGACTTGGAGATATAGACGCACTTGGAGATTCGCTAGGACTTATTGATAACGAGATACTTGGACTAATACTTGCTGAAAATGAACTTGCTGTTACGTTCCAATAATCAACCTGTAAATCTATCACTACTGGCGAAGGACTTATAGATGGACTAATAGATTCTGAAATACTTGAGCTTAAACTTGGACTTAACGATAAGCTTATAGAGGGAGATAAAGAAAGAGAAAACGAAGGACTCAAGCTTGGCGAAAGTGATTCAGATGGCGAAACCGAAGAACTAATTGAACGAGAAATTGATGGACTTAGACTTGGTGATAGCGATGGTGACAAACTCTCACTTGGCGAAGTTGAAGGACTAATACTAGACGATAAACTAGGAGATAAGCTCGGGCTTAACGATAGCGAAATTGAAGGACTTATACTAATAGAAATACTAGGAGATAGGCTCTCGCTAATCGAAGTTGATAATGAAGGAGATAAACTTGGAGAAAGCGAGGTTGAAGGGCTTTCGCTAGAACTTATGCTTGACGAAATAGAAGGACTTTCGCTGGGCGATATACTAAAACTAATACTTGGACTTAAACTTTTAGAAAACGAAGGTGAAATTGAAGGCGATAAGCTAGGTGAGATAGACTGGCTTGGAGATTGACTAAAAGAAATTGAAGGCGACAGAGATTGTGATAACGAAGGAGATAATGAAGGTGAAATAGATTCGCTAGGAGACACCGAAGGACTTTCGCTTGAGCTTATACTTTGTGAAAATGAAGGAGATAAACTCGGTGAAATAGAAGAACTTGGGCTTTCTGAGGGTGAGATACTTTCACTTATTGAAGGTGAAAATGACGGACTAAGTGAAGGACTTAAACTAATAGAAAACGAAGGCGATAAACTAGATGACAAACTTGGAGAAAGCGAAGGACTTAAACTTTGGCTCGGTGATTCTGAAGGGCTAATTGAAAGAGAAATGCTTTCGCTTATGCTTGGGCTTAACGAAGGCGATAAACTTTGAGAAATGCTAGGACTTAACGAAGGGCTTAATGAAAATGAAAGTGAGGGTGAAAACGAAGGTGATAAACTTGGGCTAAGACTTAATGATATGCTAGAACTTAAACTTGGAGAAATAGACTGGCTAGGTGATACTGATGACGAAATACTTGATGAAATAGAAGAACTTTCACTTAAACTAATGCTTGGGCTTAAGCTTGGAGATAATGATATGCTTGGACTTTCTGAAGATGAGATAGATGAACTAATGGAAGGTGAAATTGAAGGCGAATTTGAACCTGCTGCTGCTGTATAGGTGGCGTAGATGGAGTATTTTCTAGGCACTTCAAAGTCTTTTGTTAGTGTCGACGGATAATCACCATCATAATCAAGACCATCATCTACTATGGTTTGGTCTGTATCTCCGTCATCATAAGTTATGACAATATAATTTTCTGATTCAATTCCAGAATTCCAAACAGTTAAAACATAATCACTGGCAAGAATAGTTGGTGGAGTCTCAAAATCTAATGTTCTCCAATTTTGAATAACACCACCACCCACAGTATCCCCTTCCTCTGTTTGAGCCACTTTTGTCGGAGAAGACGCATCTTTATAAACTGCGTATTTATAAGACACACTATCCCCTATTTCTTGATCGTGAAAAACACTAATACTTTCTAAATTTCCCGCACTACTAGGAAAAATTGTTCCTAGTATGATATGCCCCAAAGCAGTCCCAGATCCTCCATCATCTTCATATCCAAAAGTATCATTACTCTTAATAGGATAAACCGCTTTGTCTAAAAAGTCCTGTGGGATTTCTACTGAATAAATGCCATTTTCTATATGTAAATCACCCCACGCTTCTAAGCCATTACTATCGTATAAGTGTGGTCTGTATATATGTCCGAACTTTCCTGCTTTATATTCTTTACCACCAACCCAATTAGTTCCTGGGTTTTCCATATAAACAGCATAACTTCCTACTACATTTTCTGGTCTTATACAACCCTCATCTTTTTCTTTTTGCGTCAATTCTGGCTGGTAATAAAACTTTAATCCTTTGCTTTGTATAGTAAATTCTACTTTATTTGTGGCAGGTTTTTCTTTTAAATACCAAACAAACTTATGAGCATTTTCGGCTTCATAAAACTCTATCTTGAAGTTGCCTTTATCCCAAGTAACCTTATCATCTTTTGAA